ATAGTCTGAACGGTAGGAGCGGCAGTAGCGGAGGGAACATAAACAGTTCCTGCTAAGTTAGGGATGTTGTTTGAGGAAACAAACTGCCCAGAACTTCCACCATAAGTAGGGGTTCCTACTACTGAATTTGAAATATCTAAATCTACGTTCTGAACTAATTGAGAATACCCAATGTTACGTAAGGGTCCAAAACGATTGTCTCCCGATAATATCGGGCCTTCAAATGTACTACGAGCCATGATAATTCCTTATGCAAAAGTAACCATACCAATCGTTGCATCGTCTGCTGGGGCAGTCCGGTATGGTTCATCACCCAGATATAGCTAATATACACTAAATTAAAACAAATGCAACTATTTTAATAAAAAACCCCACTTTTTAGGGTGGGGTTAGTAGGACTCTAGTCAACTGTCCCTTACATAGCCGTTTCTTAGTACGAACCGTACATTCCTAACGGATCAGACCATCCAAAACTATAACGTTCGCGGGATTTGTAACGCACGTTACCCGTATCAAAGTCTCCATCCATAGAATTTTGGAGGGGGATACGAACAAAATGCTTCATACCGTTGGGTACGTCAGTCGTTAAAAACCACGCATTAGTAGCAGTCAAGAAGTGGTTAATGCAATATCCTTCGGGGATAGAACCATTATTCTTAATAGCGTTAATGTCGTTGTTATTAGTACCAACGCGCAATTCGGTATCTAGCAAACGGGTTGCAACAAACTGAAGAGCGGGAGGAACAATCAACTTACGGGGTTTAGCGGCAATTAATAGACCACGCTCGTCAGTCCAAGCAGCGATTTGAATCACAGCGTTTTCAAGAGCCGTTTCATTCAAGTCTGCAGGGGTTGAGGGAGTGTTTGCATTTACGCCACCGTTAACCAAGGTATGCGAAGTACTTAACAACGATACACCATCGCCACCAACATAGGCGCTGTTATAAGCATTGTTCAATACCGAAGCAGCCTTAACTTGCTTGGTGTAAGCCATAGCACGAGCCAGACCTTTGGTATAACGTGAGGATAACGAGTCATACAAGTTATCTTCGATCGCCTCTTCAGTCAAACTGAAGCCCAAAGCAATGGTTTCGTGGTTATAGCGAGCAGTCCATGCTTCCTGAGCATTGTCATAAGCGATGGCTTGGCCCTCGTTCTTAACAGGTGCAGCAGAAAAACCAGACAGCTTTGTTTCTTCTTCGAACGAACGCTCTGAGGTTTCGGTTTCATAAATTTCTTTATGTTCCTCACCGTAACGTGCGTACTCCAAACCAAACAAAGCATTAAGCCCCGGGAGTAATTCTTTTAATAGTTGTGCGCGTGAAATAGCCATTTAAATGTCTCCTTAAGCTATGCTTGTGCCAGCATAATACTGATGCTGACCAAAGTTGATTTTGACCAAAATCTCTGGATATTGCGTAAACACGATGGTGCTGTTTAACGTAGCAACGGGAGCTTGGTTCAAAACAAAGGATGTTGCGCCAGCAGAAGCAGCGGTAGCAACAAATGAGCCTGCAGAAACAAAGTTACCGTTAGAATCTAACGAACCCACATCTGTACCAACCGGCAACGCGTACGGCAGTGCCGAACAAGTTACAGTGGCAGTAGAAATGCTGGTATACGTTGCATTACCTAAACTAACAGCGGAATCGGAAACTAAACCAAGTACGCGCACAGGCAAGGAAGACGTAGTAGCTGGGGTTGCAGAAGGTGCCAAAATAGCATTCTTTGAATCTCCTGATGTAGTGCTACCCGTGTTGTTAATCATAGCCAAGTTCTGACCAATCAGGGCACGAGCACCAGAAGCAATTACAGTAGTTGCCGAACACACAACGCCTTTAAATACTGCATCTGGATCATCCAAAACAATAGCTACTGCATCACCGGCTGCCGTTGAAGCGGGCCAATATTGCGAGAAAGTTAATTGTTTGGTAAGGGGGTTAGTAAAACGACACCCTAAGAAAATGCCCGATTGATTGCCAGCCGTACCGGTCGAAACCGACAGACGTACAATCTCCCCACGGGACAGACCAACATAGTCACCGTAGAAAATATTCGTAGCATATGCGTTAGTAATCGGATAATCACGAGTGGAACCCGCGAAAACCTGACCTCCAATCAAGTTGATTGGCTTTAGCCCGTAAGGGGCTGAAACAACTGGATAAGCCATTTAAAAACTCCTAAATTAAATTATATTCCTTTACCAAAGGTTGTCGAAGACCGCCGTTCCTGAAAGAGTGGCATCCGCGCGTCGCTTTGGCGCATAAGACTGTTGTTTACTGCGTCCTCATTTTGCTTGGTTAGGTTTGCGTAATACGCAGCTTCCTGTTTACCAAGTTCTTCAGGGCGCTTGCAAAGTAACAGTCCACCGATCTCAATATTGTCTTTAAACCGACTACTAGGATCGGCAAACATTGCAAACTGGGGTTGTTCTTTCAATGGAACAGGCTCAAAACCTTCCCGAAATTTGGTGCTGATGTTGCGGGGGTCAGGCGTATTTAACATTGAAACACGTACCCATCTATACTCATAGCCCGGTAGCTTTGTTGGCTCCGGTAAGGCTGATGCAGGCTTCCATATAGGGCGCTGTTCTGATTCTCTAGTTTCATTCTCACGTGCAATTCGATTTTCAGCCATGTTAGTTCTCCAATTTAATTAGTTCACGGGCATACTGTTCAGGGGTAAGTCCAAACTTTTTAGCTAGAGCTACCTGTGTCTGAGTCAGTCGCACTCTGTTTGGCGCGGTGCTTCGCGTTGCTGGAGCTACCACATTTGCTGTTTTGCGAGGAGCAGACTTAGACTGTTCTCTCGTTTGAGGCGCATAGTCTTCAAATTTCTCTGGGAATCTGCGCTTCATCGTTTCATCGACCTGCTTGTAATACTCGTCACTGCGAGGATCAACACCAGACCGGACTAGACGTTCATGCAGGCCAAGAGCGAGGCTAGTCATCTCCTCATCCGCACCGAACCATGTGTTCTGTTGTCTCCACGATTCTGCCTTGTGGTCAATCACTGGACGGGGCGCTTGGACCTGTGTTAGTTGCTGTTCTACACTATTATTTTGGTTTTGTAAAGAAGGTTGAAATCTTTCGTAATCTTTTAGCTTTAACTTAGCATCAGTCATCGCTTCTTGGGCCTCTGCAATTAAGTTTGCATCCCCCGCTTCGTACGCTTGCCGCATTCTTTCTTTAGCAGCGGTGAGCTCGGTATTGGCTGACTTAGTTACTTCTTGCACAAATATTCGTTCGCCGTTCCCCAATCGTTGCTTCAGTTGTCTATTCTCATCCACCGCCAACTGTGCCACACGCAGAGCTTCCTCGCGTTCACGAGACATGTGTTCTTTCTCGCGGCGCTCGTCATGCCAAACCTTTTTCATTTGGCCTAAACGTTTCTTAACTTTATCCGAGTACTCCTCAAGGTCGTCAGCTTCTAATTCTTTGACTACATCTTGAGGTAGCGGATCACGTCCACGGTCTTGCGGCGGGGTGTCATCAATGATTTCAATTGAGATATCAGAACCAGCATTGTCTTTATCCGTTTCAATCTCATCAGGGAATTTAAATCCGGGTTTACTAATTTCAGCCATTTATGTCTCCTATGCTCTTGCAATGCCGCGAGGGTCTTGTACAACACCTTCGACAACATCGTCATGTATCATGCGGAACTCGCGCCCATGAATCTTAAAACGCGAACCAGAGTTGGTACGTACCATCACAAAATCACCTTCTTTACACCACGGGCCGGACGGAAACTTCTTATTATCTTTATAGGCATCAGGACCAATAGCTACAACAAACAAAACTACAGTCAGCAGATTCTCGTAATGCATAGTTTGATCCGCTTTGACGATGCCACTGTCATAGGTTGTTTCTGCCTCGGGTATAGCGCACAAAATGTTATATCCCGTTGGTATTGGCAGTTGTCTTGCTTTTTCTTCTGGTGTTACAGGAAGTACAGTTACTTCTGTAGGGCTATCAGGGTTTTGCCCTATTAATATCTCAGTCATTGTTGTCCTCTAAACGTTGTGCAAGGTCTGCTATAATCTGCTTTGCGAAGTCTAGACCTTGAATGACCCCGCAAAGTTTGTGGTACTCGTTAAAATCTTTTAGCGAACCCTGTGCTATAAAATCCTGTAATTCAATGCGTCGTTCATCAAGCCGTTTGTTGATGTGCGCGAACGTTATATTCTCATCAATCATATGTTAATCTTCTTCATTTTTGTTAACTTTAGGCTGCTGCAACATTTGTTTTTCCTGTTGTTCCCGTTGTTTACGCTGCTCTATATGTTGGAGATGCTGCATAGTTATCTGGTCAGCGTGTTGCGAGTGTTTTGACTCTATTGCACCCTTATGTTTGGCAATATCAATCCCCATTTTGACCCCTTCGGCCCTTTGGTCGGCTTCTAATTGGGCCTTGGATTTAGCCATATCAACCCCTATTTTGACCCCCGCTTCATGCTGTTTATGCTGCATTTCAGCTTCTTTTAGTTTGTTTTGGTCTGCTTTTGCGGCTGCATTCATCACATCGTTTTTAGCTCGATTCTGGGCTTCAATTTGACGTAGTTGAATATCCGCTTGACGAATTTGCGCATCTGTTTGAATTTGTTGCGTCTTAGCTTGAATATCTAGCTGCTTGGATTGAGCTTCCATTTGCAGGCGTTGTTGAGCCAATTGAGCATTTTGTTGGGCTTGTTGCTCTTCCATTTTCAAACGTTGCTGCGCTAACTGAATATCGGCTTGAACCTTTTGCTGCTTAGTCTGAGCTTCCATGTGCGAAATTTGAAGTTGTTGCTGCTGCATCTGAATCAACGGGTCTTGTTGTTGCTGCTGCGCTTGCTGTGCTTGGGTTTGTTGCTGATTAGACTGCAGTAACTGAGCCGCTGCTTGGGAAGCCAACATCGCTACTTGCGACTCCATCTCTGGGGACATGGGTTCTTCTTCTGAAAACACTCCATTTTCTGATGTGATAGCAGGTAGTTTTGCGCCCAGTGTTTTTTCCATCTCCTGACGATAATGAAACGCTATATGCTCCATGATATGAGCCGAAGCTGCCGCTTGAATTGCCTGAGATTGCGGGTTTTGACTCATCACTTGCAAGAGCTTGGGGTCTTTCATTGCTGCCATGTGTACGCCCAAGTGCGCCTGATGATTCTGAACCAAAAATGCTTTCACCGGCTTACCGCACATAATGTTCATGTTTTCGGTAATGGGATCAACGGGAGTCATATCGTCATCCATCGGGATAATTTTCTCTACGTTCTTGACCCCCAGCACGTCAATCATCTGCCGGTGTAAAAACTTCAAGTCATAAATCTGTGGTGCTGCTTGCGCTAACTGCATAACCGCTTGATACTGCACAACCTTTTGGCTCATGGTTGCCGCGTTTGGATCACTAACAGGTACTACATCACATGCATCGTAGTCGGCTTTTTTAGCTTTGCGGCTTCCCACTTCGGGCTCATATGCATACTCATCAGGCGTAGTGTCACGAATGATGTCACGCAATAATCTAAACTCTTGCTTCATCGAGTAGTGGATGCGAGCTTGTACCGCACTCATCACCTTTAACACGCGCTCTAATATAGCTAACGTGGTTCCTACCGGTGCTTGACCCGACATATCTGAAACGTTAAGATCGGCTGTCGCAGCAAATTTAGCCGCATCTTGAACAATAGAATCCAACAACCCAGCCAAAACTTGACTTGGTTCTTTATACGGGAGCGGCATAATATTGTCACGGATAGCGCCAGCGGGGACATCAACATCCCTAAACTCACCCGGTGCGATCGGGGTATCATCACCTTTAATACGAAGCCCACGAGACTTAAGCCCCCCGGGAAGGTTTGACAGTGTACCTGCATCAATTAACTGGCGCATTAAAGATGTAGCGGCTTTAGCATGACCACCAATCAGGTGAATCAAACCAAAGTAATAGAACCCAAACCCCGGGATGTATCCATAATGCACAAAGTGTTGACGACGTTTTTTAATGGGGTCATCTTCGATCCAGTTACGTCGTATCGCTAGAATAGTTGTTGTGCCT